ATTAACAAACTTCTTTACTTTAGCCATACAATTATTTATGCAATATAATAAATAATAATATGGAATTTAACAATTTAGTTGAGGGTATCCTACAGTCCTTAAATGAGACTAAAGAAGCGCCTGATGGTTATTACTATACTGAGAAAGGTAAACTAAGAAAGGGTAATCCAGCTTCAGATGGAAGAGGGGGTCCAAAGTATGCTTCCGATCCAACTGATAGGAAAAACTACGGGCCTAGAGAGGATAATGAAGAATGTAAAAAGGGTAAGAAAAAGAAGAAAGGCCTTACTGGTTTGGCTTTACTCGCTCAACAAGAGCAAGGTGAGCAGATAGGGAGAGATGGTAGAGGGTTAGGTCCGGATTCAAGAAAGGATAAGGAAGAAGATGCTGAAGATAGAGAGTTCTTCTTTGGTTATGATCTTGAAAATGTTCATCCAGTTCAAGAGTTTGTAAAAGCAAATTACAAAGAGGGTGAGTATGAAATGTCTATTGGTCGTGGTGATGATGTAATGAATTACTTAAAAGTTAATGTTGATCTCGATGATGAGAGAGGTAGGAAACTTTTATACATGATTGAAGATTGTGATGGTGAGGGTAATTACGATGAGGATGATTATGAAGAAGATGCTGAAGGTAAGATCGATAAAGATCGTATGAAGTGTAACTCACCTCGTAGAACATCTGGTGGCTCTAAGAAGTTTGTTGTTAAAGCTTGTAAAGATGGTAAAGAGAAGATTGTTCGTTTTGGTGATCCAAACATGAAAATTAAGAAGAGTAATCCTAAACGTCGTAAGTCATTCCGTGCACGTCATAAGTGTGATCAGAAAAAGGATAAGTTCTCTGCTGGTTATTGGAGCTGTAAGAAGTGGTAAGTTATGGCTATTGATCCAAACGTCAGAGCACCATACCAATCCGTAGCTTACGGTGCGTATGTAGAAATTACAGATGATACTCGCTTTCCATCTGTTTCATCAACTCGTGACGGCTTTGGTGGAACAAGAACAGCTGAATATCCACACTACGCTCTATTAACTAAAGATATTGATGCTGGAACTGGTAGTGGTAATTTACCTATTGCTGCTGGTGAAGTTACTGGTTATAGCTCGATTAACAAGTTTGGTGCTACTGACGGTGATGTAACAGATGGCACAATTTGGGATGGCAATTCTGGATCAACAGTTTATCCATATCCTGCTGCAGGTGTTATTACAATTACATCAGCTTCTAATGCTGGTGCTGATGTTGAAGTTCAAGGCTTAGATAGTAATTTCGAACCAGCTACAGAAGTTGTAGCAATTGGTGGCACAGGATCAACTACATTTTCTCGTATATTCAGAGCTATTATGGTTGATACAAACAATGATAGTGATGTTACAATTAACCAAGGTGGTAGTATAGCAGCTAAAATTATTGAAGATCAAGGTCAAACGTTGATGGCAGTTTACACAGTACCTGCTGGTAAGACTGCTTACCTTACACATGTTAATTACAGTTCTGATAAAGCTGCTACTAACTCAGCTATGCAGTTTAGATTGTTTGCTAGACCTGAGAACGGTACATTCAACATCAAAGGAGTCTTAGGCTCAGCTGGTGGTGCTGTTATTGACTATAAGTATAATGTACCTCTTAAGTTTACAGAGAAGACAGATATTAAAATAGATCTTGTTGCCGCGCAAGCTACAACATGTACAGCTACATTCGAAATCATTTTAGTAGATAACGTATAATGAAATCATTTAAAGAATTTTTTACAGAAGGTCTATGGGCAAATATCAACGCTAAGAAAAAGCGTGGTGGTAAGAGTGCTCGTAAGGGTAGTAAAGCGTATAAAGCAGCTAAAAAGGCTGGTGATAAGCTTAATAAGACAAAGCACTCTGATGAGGAAGATGCAGAAAGCAGTCCTGGAAGAGTTAAGCGTGCTGGAGCTAGCTGTAAAGGGTCAGTAACAGAGCTTCGTAAGAGAGCTAAGAAGTATGGAGGTGAAAAGGGTAAGATGTATCACTGGTGTGCTAATATGAAGGGCGGTAAGAAGAAGAAGTCTGAGGGAGAGGAAGATGCAGAAAAGAAAGTTTCAAAGACTCGTGCAAAGTGTCAAGCTAAAGCAAAGCGTAAGTATGACGTATGGCCGTCAGCTTATGCATCTGGTTATGTTCAGAAATGCGTTAACCGTGGAGGTAATATAAAATGACCCAAAAACAGCTATTAGAAAATTTAAGAGACTGGTTTAAAACACGTACAGATAAGAAGACCGGTAAAAAATTTAAGGGTTGGGTTAACTGCAAAACGGGTGGTCCTTGTGGTAGAAAGAAAGCTGGTAAGAAAGGTTCCTCATATCCTGCATGTAGGCCAACACACGCTGCATGTAAGAAAATAAAAGGTAAAAAATATAAGAAAAGAGGTCCTAAGAGGCAGCAGTGGAAAAAGAAGTAGCCATTAAATATATACATGGCTCTAATAAAGATAGATACTGTATCAGTAAGTAAGGCTGATGATAATGCTATTAAGCAAAACTATCTTTATAAAGATCTATTTTTAGATTTAAAGAACTCTTACTCCTATAACGCTCAACTTAATAGGAAAGAAGAATTAAAAGACGTAGCTGGGTTATATGATATAGAATCTATAAAAAATAGTATCGCTAACGCCCTTCTAACCTCACCTGGAGAAAAGATACTTAATCCGGAGTTTGGTATTGACCTAAGAAGATTTCTATTTGAACCGGTTGATGTTTTTACTACGCAAGAAATAAGAGCTGATATAGAGGAAAATTTACCTAACTTTGAACCTAGAATAGAGTTAGAGCGGGTTGATGTTGAAGCCCTAGAAGATGAACAACAATATAACATTCAATTACAAATAAACGTCCCTTCACTTAATGTATATGGTCTTTCACTTAGATCAGTATTAAATAGTAATGGATATAACTTCATTTAAAAAATTATGGCTGATAAAAATAACGATTTTCTGGATTTTAATTTACCTCAAGACGCATACGCGGCTTTTGATGCAGTAAGCTTAAAAGATTTTATTGTAAAGCGCTTAAATGAGAATGAAAAGTTTACAGATCAAAATTTTGAAGGTAGTAATTTAGCTGCTATTATAGATATAGTAGCGTATTCCTATCACGTTTTACTATTCTATCTCAACAATACTGCTACAGAGGTCTCTTTTGATCAAGCATCATTGTATGAGAATATGAATAAAATAGTTAAAACTATTGGCTATAAACCATCAGGTAAACAAACTTCTTTAGCTTCCATTAACGCTACAGCCGCGGCAAGCTTAGCGACTGGTAATTATACGATTAAAAAATATTCATACTTTCTAGTTGACAACGTACAATATACTACTAACAAAGATTATAGCTTTACTATATCAGAGGCTAAAGAGCAAAGTTTAGAGGTATTAAACAAAAACGTTATTTTATATCAAGGTACTGTTGGGGAATATCCAGACTACACTGCTCAAGGAAGTGAGTTTGAAACTTTAAATATTGTTGTAGATAATATACTAGATAGTAATGATAGTAGATTTATAGCAGATAACACTATTAGTGTTTACGTTAAGGAGGTTGATTCGGGGTTATATTACGAGTATACTGAGGTTGATAGTCTTTATATTGCAGATAAAAATGAAAGAGTTTTTGAAAAGAGACTTAATGAAAGCGGACACTTCGTTATTAAGTTTGGTGACGGTATCTCAGGTAAAATGTTAACACAAGGTAGCATTGTATCTGTAAATTATATTTTATCTGACAATCAGCGCGGTATTATAAGCAAGAACGCTATTAACGGTGATAAGTTATTCGTTTATGATAGTTCACGTCAAAGGAAAATTTTCAATGATACCTATACTAATAAAGATTCTACCACTTTTGTAACCGCAGCTAATAGTTCGCTGCTAACGTTTAGCAATCCTAATAATTCTTCACCAGTAGTAGATGAAGAGACAGTTGAACAAATAAGAAAAAACGCGCCTAGTGTGTTTAACTCTCAATTAAGACTGGTCTCTACTCAAGACTATGAATCCTTTATGGAAAAAAGTTTCAATAATATAATTATTGATTCTCGAGTAGTAAATAACCAGTCGTTTATTAATGAATATATTCAATATTTTTACAATATATGCGTAGATCCGGATAAGTCAAATAGAGTTCTAATAAATCAAATTAATTTTGCAGATAGTTGTGATTTTAATAACGTTAATATATTTACTGTTCCAAGATTTACAGTATCTACTGATGGAGATTATCCTGAATTTTTAAGTAATTCTCTTAAAAATCTTATTATTGATTCTGCTAATGAAAAGAAGAGTCTCTCACAGGAAGTAGTTCCTAGAGATCCAATATATATGGCATTTGATTTAGGTATTTCTAATCAAAGTGACCTAGTTCCAGAAATTAGCCAAGATACAACTTTAGTAGTTGTAAGGGAGTCAAGAAATAAAATAAACAGTGAGAGGCTTAAGTCTCAGGTAAGCGCTGCTATATTAAATTTCTTTAATCCAGTATCAAATATGCTGGGACAAGAGTTGTCATTGAATACTTTAACATCAACTATTTTAAGTATAGAAGGTATAAAAAGAATAGAGACAAGAAATAATAATGAAAGTATTTCCTTTAAAGGTATTTCCTTAATTTCATATAATCCGCTTTATCCTAGTGCTGATATAGAGTTGATAAATCAAAATACAACCTTACCATATTTTAAGTTTCCTTATTTTATTAACCCTAATTCTTTATCTAGTAAAATCGTAGTAATAGATGAGTAAAATAAATACAACGTATGCACTATTTGATGTACATGATTATAAAAATGAAAGTGTTCTTTCTTCTTATAATTTAGATATTACTCCCTTAACCTTTAAGGCAGACTTACCTTCAACTAGCTTTTATTCAGATATAAATAAATTAGAAGCGCTATTCGATTTTGGTGATGGTACTACAGGAACAGGGTTAACAGCATCACACACTTACACTCTACCCGGGGAGTATAAAGTAAGAATGATAATAAATGATTGTGAAAATAATACTTTATTAGCCTCTTATTCGGTAGATATAAATATTTATGATTATTTAGAAAATACATTTTCTGTAGAAATAGAAGATAATATTTTACCGCTTTCAGCAGGTGAATTTTCAAAACCAATTACTATAACTAACAAGGCTCCGTTTTACCAGGAAAGTAATAATATATTCTATACTGTATCCGGATTAACTATACCCAACTACTTTGATCTTACACCGTATAAGTTTAATCATCTTCAAAAATATTACTCCTTTTACGAAAAGTCATATATTGAGAATTTATCAGCAAATGAATATAATGAAATACCGTTTATAAGTGTAAGTGGTACAAATATATATGTAAAGTTGTCTGGCAACGAAATAGTAGATGCTAAAAGTACAGATATTGATAGTGTATTCGTAGGTACATCGGGTAGAGAATCATATTATTTTTTATCGGATCAACTTACTAGTGAGAGAATAATTATTAATTTATTTAAAGATAGAAATAAAATCTTTAGTAAAAATAGTAGCCTAGATTATTCGCTTAACGATTATAATAATAATTTATCTATATCTCTAACAGCTAACGTTGGCACTACTTCTCTGTCTACAAATTTAAGATCTTTAACTATTAATGATAATGGGTTAACAGAGGAAGGAGACGACGAAGCACAAATTTTTGATATTAGCCCGGTGCAGTTTAAAAAGGCTCCTATACCATTCTTTGTAAAGCCTACCAGTATATCTAATTATACTGTTAAAGATTTAACTTTAAATGGTAGTATTTCAGGTAGATTGTATGATAGTAATAACCAAGAAGTAAATACATCTTACTATAGTATATCTAGTCTAAATAGCTCTATTTCCGGTATAGATACAGACTATTGGTTTTATGGAAATTTAACTTATGATGACGGGCTTTCCGGCTTTGATTCTTTTACATTAGGAGTTAGTGCAGAGTTTGCAAACACATCTGAGACTTTTCAGTTAACAGGTGAAAGTGTTAGTTTTAGTATATACCCTAAAGATTATTACTATTTTGCAAAAACTAATGAAGATGTTGATTATACAGAGATATTTAAAAGCTTAAGATTTCAAGAAATCCTTTTAGATAAAAATATACTTTTTGATGATTTTATAGGTTCTATTTTTGGTAATTTAAGTTCAGATAATTCATCTCTCGGTAAGACATTAAATGAAAAAATCTTTAACTTTATTAATAATAATACTAATATAGACACCTGTAATTTAAACAGCCTTATTAGTATAAGCAATCAACTAGATGAAGATGCCAACGTTTATGACGAATCACTCTTCAACTTTCCTCCGGCGATAGTAAGATTGATGAACATGTTTTCAACTGATTATAATCAATTTAAAGGAACTTCAAATAAGTTTAAGGAAAATTTTAACGACAGGGGAATAACGACGAGAGATAAATATGGAAAGAATTTAGGTTCAGAAATTGATACATATTCATACACAGTGACTGCTGGTACCGATATAGTAGCTTTAGAAAAGTTTAGTAATAACTACTCTCTTCTAAATACCTATCAACCAATTTGTGCAGTAGATGCATTGCAATATAAGTTGAGTGAATTTAACAACGATTGGGGATGGCCATTAGTATTACCTAATAATTTTATCACTACTGATTTATCTAAATTTTATACATTCTACGAATATACTTCTGGTTTTGAAGGGACTGTATATGATGGAATCTTAAACTATACAGATATTTTAAATACATTTGACATAACTACTTCGCTTAGTAGTTTTAAGGGTGATAATAACATAGAGGATGTAGCAATCCGTAACTCATTGTTCAGTAGCTTATCTATAATCTAAAATAAATAATATTAATGGAAAATGTAATAAAAGGTTATCCTGAAGTACCGCAGTCTATTACTAATAGTAATGTAGTAGATACTAATGCTTTAGATCGAAACCAAGCCTTTTCCCTTATTGAATTTATAAAAGTAGCAAAGGTAAGCTACGAACCAGATACATTACAAGATTTTTATGCTACATATTTAAATAACTGGAACAGTAAAATTAACAATAAGAATGCCTCTAATAACAATCTTATAATAGATAGATATAGAGACTTTTTAAAGGAAATTACTATAAATTTCAGTAATAAGACTGAGAAGAAATTTTTACAACATCTAGATTTTAGCGATAATAATGATATAGCTATAGCAATTTCATTTTTTAGTAAAAAATTAAGAGAAGTTATAGAATATTACAGGTTAGAGCGCGTTAATTTATACAACGCGTCAAATAAAGTTAAGACTAAGACGAGTAACTTTAACGTAGTAAAGAGTGCTTACAGTTCTGTAATTAATTTTCTAGATAATAGAGAAGATAGTTCAATTGATTATAATATAGGTAGTATAAAGAATAATATACGAGTCTCATTGACTGAATACTTCGATGTATATACTTCATATTTCAATCAAGAACCGGTCGAAACAGAATACGGCAAGCATTTTTTAAGCTATAGTCCTGATGATTTACCTACTGATAATATTTTCCTAGCTAGTAGCTCTGAGTTAATATCAGAGGTATTTGAAGGTTATAGTGAAGTCTTAAAGTTATATTTAGAAGCAGATAGTATTTTTGATAATAAGAAAACTCTTACTGAAAAATATATTGGTACAGATTTTTATTATATTTCTTCAAATGCGGCAGGTGAATATGTTTATGATATTCTCATTAAAGCGGATAAGCCGTATAGTGACTTTTTAAATCAGGAATACCCTACCACGGCTAGTGTATTTGCTAATAAGATAAGTACAAAGCAAGAGGCTGGATTCTTTAAACCAACTAACACGGGTATTAATGTTATACAAGCACCGGCCATTGATTTTGAATTAAATAAGCAATACGAACCTGATAGTCTTTTTATATTTCCTGATCCTAAGGTATTTACCAACAATCAGAATATATTAGTTTTTAATATTGAACCTAGTGATTTCTTTAAAAACATTTCAAGTGGAGTAGCCAAATTACAGCCTAATACTAGTAAAGATGATACATCCTATATAGGATATAGCTCTAAGTTTGACAGCAGAACAGAAAGTACTGATTTAGCGTTTCTTTTTGATCAAGGTTATATAGATGATAGTAAAAAGGATCTATATGGAAATATTTTTGGTTTAGTAAAAGATAATAACCAATTTAGAGATAATTTAACTGTTAAAAATCCTCCAACTGTAAAAAATCTTATATTAAATGGTTATCAGTTTTATGATAGTTTATACAATGAAGGTTTTAACTTTAACTATAAAACCGTAGATACAACTACCTTTACTGAAACGAAAAGATCAGGCCTATCTTCGTTTACTAACGGATTAACTGCACGTGAAACTTCACCATTTTTTCCATCATCTGCATATAATATATTCTTTAGATATTTTTGCCCTTACGAGGAGCTTATCGAACCTACAACTACCAATATCGATTTTATTAATAGGAGTATTGATACTGCTGGAGTTATAGACGGTGCATACTTTATGAAGTCTGATTCCGCCTTTTTACCAGATCCTATTTCTTCTGATTTAAGCGCATTTTCTGATACAACGCAGCAATTCTACTATTCTGATTTAATAGAAGGGGGTATTGCTAGTTTAAGTGGCGCTTCTATACAACGTGCTTTACTAGATGATACTACTACTGTTACCGAAAGTTTAACCGGTGATTTTTCTTTAAGTCTCCAACTTACCGCTTTAAATAGTTTATATAGTAGCTACGAAGGTGGTAGATTTACTGACAAATTAAACTTTGATTATGACTTAGCCCCTGAAAGCTATTTTTACGATGATACTGTTTTTGAAACTACAACTGTAGTTAGTAATACGTCAGCAGCTTTTGATAAATTTAACTCTAAAAATCTGCAGGGTAAAATCTACGTCAAGAATACATCAACCAACACGGGCGGTGAAATCTTTGATATACTACCTTATCTTTCTTCGAAATATAACGCAACTGTAGTCAGCGACCTCTCAAGCAAGGTTTTAAATTTCGACTTAATGTATGATACGCTATTCATACAAACAAGTAGTTTCTTTGTAATAGAGCAATTAAAATTTGAAGATACTAAATTTATTGACCCGTTTAATGATAATATTTTGTTAACTCTGAACACTAATAATTTTGATAAAATAAGCAATAGATTTAAAAAGGATCTTAATGTATATTACTATAAGCTTAAAGTAGAGCAGGATTCAACACAAACTAAAACCCTATCGGTCTATCCTGAAATATACGAGTATAGCTATACAGCAAAAACTAATACTAAGATATTTCCAAAAAATAACTTAGAGCTTAGTAATAATATAGATAAATTTATTTTATCAGGTTACGAGGTATTGTATGATAAGGTTGATACACCTATTATTACATATAGAGGGGATTTAGATTTATTTAATTTAAGTTATCTAGTAAAGGATCAAAATATGTCACCGGTTATAGCTAGTCATAACTTTTTTGTAGATAGTAATAGTAACGTAACGTTTGTAAGAGATGATTATGTACGAGCTGTCCATGATAATAAGACGTTTACGTTTGAAGATACTGATACATTAGACTCGTTTAGTTTCAATTTGAGCTCTGACCCTCTAACTGTTAGTAATAACTCCTTGGTACTATGAATACATACAATATTTCTCTTTCTACAACTTCGACATCGTTAACCTCTAATTATGATACTATAGATCTTTTTGATCAGACAGAAGTATCAATTAATTTAAGTAATATTTTTTCAGGAGTTTTTCCATATTACGTTGTTATAGACTGGGGAGATGAGTCTGAAGTTTTTGAGCCAGAAATAAAGACGTTTATAAATTATAGAACGGAGAGTATATTAGATGAAATTACAAAAGGAGTATCTCCACCATTTCTCAACACTACCTATAAGCATATATACTACCCATCTCCTACCAGTCTAGTAAAGTCACTAACATTAAAAGTTGGTATCCAATATACTACCGGTGAAATTACTATATTCAATATTCCTCTCGATATTAGAACAGAGGGATATTACGAAAATATTAGAGATGTAAAACTTGAGGGGGTCAAAATTATTAACAATGTTAATCTTGATACTACTCTACAACTAAGAACGGAGATTGATAACTATATTATTGAAACAACAAACAATACCAATGCAGATTCCTTTACTTCTTTTGTTGTTAATGATGTAGGCGAAAATTTGGAAAAAGTTGAGCGTAATAATGAAAATGTTGTTGTAGATAATAAAGATGGTACTGAAGTCATTATTGTTGAGTGATTTGATTCTTTAAAACATAGATAATGGCTTAAATATATAGTAATGAGCTCAACTACTGTAAGTTTAAGTACATATAAATCTAATGAAGTAGGTTTGTGTATAGACTCTCTCAACTTAACACAGTTTAGTAGAACTTACGCTGGTAATTTTTCGTTCAATTTCATTACAGCACTATCTGGAGCAGTAGACTTTAAGAATAAAAACTATACTGACTTCTATCTAACTAATCCTAATACTCTTAATAAATTTATTGAATTCAAATCAGATAGATTAAAGCCTAGTTCTATCTATTCTTCTTTGCAGTTCTCTAAGTGTACAGGGTCAGGTAACTATCTAAAGTTTGTAAAAGATATTAGACCAGAATTTTTTAAAGATTCAGATAGCTTCGTAGATATAAATTCCTACGGAGCTACTGGATTTAGTAATAATCAAAATGACAGCTCTACCCTGTTTAATATTGAATTTGTAGATGATTTTTATTGTTCAGTATCATATATCGATAATAATAAAAAGTATTATCTAGTAGCTACCGACGATCCCGAAGAGGAGGGCAATATACCTGTGTTATTTGTAAGTGAGAATAAACTTAACAAAGAGAGTAGAAAGATAGAGTATTTTCTAACTAAAGCAGGTAGCGTACAGTATTTAACATTTATAGTTAAAAAGGGTAGTAAGAAGTATATTTTAAGAAAGCAGAAAGAGACTTTAATAGGTAAAGCTATTAATGAATTCGAAAATATTAACTACTTTTATATTAACGGTACTTCTGCTAAAATTATTTTTAATCAGAGTACTTTAGTATCTGATCCTATTAACACATCGTTTATTGAGTATACAGATACAGAATATTTAGTAAATGAAAATAAAAGCTCATTTGATATAGAGTCTAATTATCTTTTTTATAAAAATAGTAGTATAGATAGTAGTACATTTAACGTAATAAATTTAAAAAATATAGCAGACACTGCAGATAGCTTTACTTCTTCTAATAATTTACTTAGCTCTGATAACGATCTAGTGTTTAACGATAAGATAAGAAATTATACTTCAATACTAAACGATATTAACGCAGAAGAAGATGCATCTTTAGAGTTAAATTTTGTAACTTACAATCTTTCCTATAAAATAACTCCCGGTTCAACATCATTTACAGCCCCTTCTTCTTTAAATCCTTTTGGTAGACTTAACATTAACGATACGAAATTCGTTGAGTCGGGATCATTTGCATTTCCTTATCCATATTTTGCTGATAGAGTATATAAAAAGCTAGATAACATACCTGCTACAGAAGGTCAATATTTATGTACTTGGCTATCAGGAATGCCGGGTGAAGCAGGAATATGGGTTGATAGATATTATTATCCAGACTTAGTGTCTAAAGCTGCAGCTTTAGGTAGTAAGCCTATTTACAATATTACATATGACGATGTCATAGAAAATCTTATTGAAAGTAATTCTAATTTAAAATCTTCTGTTACGGAAAAATTATTTTTTGATAAATTAAGCGATCTTACTTTTGAACCTAAAAAGGAATATATTTACGAAAGAATAAAGGATATAAAAAAGGTAGATGAACAAATGCAATTAAAATATTGCGATTTAAAGAATCAAGAAAGAAGCGCTCCTAACTACTATAAGACCATTAACACTAATGGGGGATATACTTTGGCGTTTAAGTTTTTTAGTAATGATTTTTCTATAACATCTCATGCAAATGAAATAGATGCAGGTATTTCTATTGTAAAACTTGGTACAATTTTAGATTTACAATTTAAGTTTTTTGATAATGCATCAAATCGGTATGAAACTTTTACAAAAACAGTTAAACTATCTGATTTAACTAACAACGATTTATATATCTCCTTTAACAACTCTACAGGCACCGGTACGGTGTATTTAAATACAATAGAAATATTTAAATATAATTTATTATCTTTTCAATTTACTAATAAGCAGATATTATTTGGAGATATTAACTTAACAAGTGAAGATTTTAGTGGGGATATCCTATTATCAAATATTACGACAAATAACGCCATAAGCGATCTATTTTTATCATTACAGCCTTTATCTTTAGAGGATGAAATTGTAACGGTATTTACAAGAAATATAAATAGAATTGATGATATTTATATTTCACTACCTTGTGGTATGAGAAACTATTCCGATAACATCGATACACTTAATACATTAGGAGCGAACTTAAAATCTAAATCAAATGTCGTTGATATTAACATTGATAATTTAAATATTACAGATTTAGATATTTTAAATCAGGTTAAAAATAATTTGTTAGCTGGAATACAAAAAAGTTTACCAGCAACAACCGTAATAAACAAAATAAACTTCAAAAATTTTAAATGATAAACTATTTTAAATATACTTCCGGTAACGCATTTACACTCGATGGTGTAGACTATAGTGGTTTTGTAAATATTAATAATAATAAACCGTTTACAGGTAGGGTTAATAACTCGTTTTCGGTTGAATTAAGTTCAAAGGGTAATTTTTTAGCGAGGAGTATAATAGAAAAGCGTGAGTTTGATAATTCGCCAACTGCTTTTACTACTAATAAAGTAAAAAGTTTAGAATATTCACCAAGAAATGTTCTTAGTAATGATTTTTTGAAGAAAAATTTTAATATACTGTATGAGAACAATCTTTCTCTTTTTTGTTTAGGTCAAGTATATAACAACTCCCTTCTCGATACCACTAGTTTTAAAGATAATACAGCATTAGGTGGTTTTTTTGGCTTATCATCCACCACAATCGATGAAAGGAACGATGACAACAAAACATCTAAAAACTTAGATACGCCATATCAAATAGATCCATTTAAAGGTGCTGATAAATTAAGATTTCCTGATCTTTTTGAATTGGATAATACGAAAACAGCTTATGTAGAGACATATGATGATGGATTTGTATATACTATTTCAACTGATTCAAAAACAATTGCTTTTAGTGGCTGTTTTACTGGTGAAATTGAAAAAATTAAAAATAAATTCATTCAAGAAGGGTTAGCTAATGTAAAGAGATTAGATGCTGATAAAGCAAACGGTTTAATTTATTCTCCCACATTAGAATCCGATGGATTAAGCTATACCAATATATACGATAGGGATATTTACCGTGCATGTACTAGATTAAAGTTAGTAGATAAAATAAAAACATCAAATTTTAGAGTTATTAATAATAACGTAAGCTTCGGTAAAAATTATAAGGTAGTTCAGGTAATAGATAATGAGAATATTATTAAGTTAGAGATTTCACCTAATACAACAACCGAGATTCTCGCCACTATACCTATTTCAAGTTTTGATAATCCAGAATATGTAAAGGTAGAGTCAAGATTTACGGATGATTTACTATTAGTAGTAGTTAAACCTGTAAGTAATACCCAGATTTACAACGCTTATTTTATAGATATACCAGAATTTTTAGAGAATGGTGTAATTCCTCAACCTAAAGTGATTAATAGAGTTATTTTAGACTCAAAATACAAATCACCTACTAACAAGGATGCTGCTTTTACTGTTTTTGGTACTCCGACGGTGGAAAGTAGCGAACGTCTCGGAATTAGTCAAGAAAATGGTTACTATTTCCCTTTATTTGAAAATACGTCTGCTGTAGAAGGGTTTAGCTTGGCAGAACCACGTGAAATTACCTTTACAGTTACCGATCCTATTACTAATCAGCCTACTGTGAAGGGACCTTTCTACTATGCTAGTGATTATTTAAATTTAAATGGGGTAGAAAATAGACCTGACGGGGTTTTTATTTACCGTACCGACGACTCTATAATCGATTTAGATGTATCTTTTTCTGATTATGATAGTAACTTGTTTACATTAAAGGATAATGGTAATGTAACAGAACGAATGGTAACTAACCCTGTGCCTGTTACTTCTTTCCTTGACCCTGAAGATTTAGTACTTCCACCAGCTATCCTCTTTGATTCTCCCTTTAAATTTAATACTAACAACTGGAAGTTTAATACTAATTCACTCGAATCAAATCGAATAGCTTTTATTGATGCGCATACAGATACATTTAATGAAAAAACCTACGTATACTATCATAACGTGGGTAGAGTTTACTTTTCCACTGATACCCTTAATAAGAAACGAATAAGTTTAGTGCCTGCTGATCTGGAAAGCTTTTTTACTCCGGATATTTTTAATACTATATGTGAAACTGGCTTAGGAATTAATTTAAATGTTTTAATTCAAGATATTTTACGTGACACAATTAATATATACAATAACTTTACTAGAATACCAACAGCAGATACTATAAACGGTGTAAAGGTGTTTGATGATTATAAGATACCTACACCATTAGATATAGACACACGTAATTTTTACTTTCATAGCAACGAAAGTGTAAACTACTTATCTGTAAACAGAGTATTTTCTAAATTATTTGAACTTCAGAAAACTATTTACGATAGCATTCTAAGCAGCTAACATAAATATATTATATGTCGGCGAGTTTAGAAAATCAATTTATCTCAGATAGATATACCTCCCTTTTACATTTAAGTGGTAGCTCAATTACAGCGGTTTTAGATTCTGTACACGACGGGTTAGGCAACGCTACGCCTATTCAAATAAGCGATGCAAGGGTAGTTATTGGAGCTGGTAGTTCAATTATAGATGTAAATGAAGATGAGGCGTCTGTTTCTATTAATAATATACAATTACCTACTGCTTCAACTGCTACTACATTATATGATGTAATTTTTCCGGTTAATTCAATATACTTAACAGTTGACAATATAAATCCTGGAACAAGATTCACTGGGACAGTATGGGAGTTAGTCTCCGAAGGTAGGTATCTAGCTGGTGTAGGTACTGGTTCAGATATAAATGGTGTATCCGAAACTGTTAATGTGGAATCTAATTCAGATAATATAGGTGAGTATGAGCATAGATTAACATTATCCGAAATGCCGCAGCATGATCATGACATATCTATGAGAAGAAGAAGGTATGGTCGTACGAATGGTGCCAATAAAAACCAATCCGGAGATTGGAACCCGGATGCTGATATACATGTTACTACTTCTCCTGAAGGAGGGGGCCAATCTCATAACAATACACCACCTTACTACGGTGTCTATGTATGGAAAAGAACATCTTAAAAAATTTTAGCAATGCCAGATATTACAATAGTAAAAATAAAAGTGAGACGTGGATCAGACGATCAACGTAAGCAATTAGTATTAGATCAAGGAGAGTTAGGTTATACTATAGATACAAAGAGAGTATTCGTAGGAGATGGTTCTTTATCTGGTGGTAGGGTTGTAGGTAATAAAAACTTCGGTGTTTTTAATTTAGAATCAGGTCTAGGTAATGTCGCTGGCGCGCAAATAGGAGATATCGGTTATGCCAATTCAAAACTATATACTCTTACAGCAAGTGAATATGATTCTTCACTTACCGGTTGGTCGTATATAGGACCTGTACCAGATGATGAAAATATCGAATTTACAGCCTCTAATACAATAACTATTAAGCAGAGCTCTTTAGATGCTAATGATATAACTAATTCTGCATTTGGTAGCGGGTTAGTAAGAGATGGTAGCTCGATTTCAATTGATTTTAATTCAGATTTCTTAGAGCTTTCTTCTTCAAAATTATCACTTAAAGAAAATTCTATTACGGAAAGGGAAATAACAACAACATCTATATTGAGCGGATTAGTTGGAGGTGGTGGAGCCCCAATTAGTATTAATGTTGGGCAAGGTCTAGAGATCGATATTGATAATAGATTACAAACTTCTTCTGCAAGATCTAATTCAGTAACTTTCGAATCATTTGATACCCAAGCGTTTGGTGAAGGGTTAGTTTATAACAATACTACTAATCAAATTCAAAGTATTTTATCAGGTGTAAACAGCGAAAATTTTGACCTAACTAACAGACGTCTATCACTTATACAGACTGGAGTATCAGGAGTTTATGAAATGCCTCAGCTCTCATTAGATGACTACGGTATAGCAGATACACCACAATCAACTTTCTTTGATTGTTTAACAGCTACAACGTTAACAGGTGCTGATTTTGTACCAGTAGGTGCTATATTACCACATGCTGCTGCTATAGGTAAGGTACCAGACGGATACTTACTCTGCAACGGTCATTATTTACAGCGTACTGATTATAGTGAGCTTTTCGATGTTATAGGTACTGAGTATGGTAATACAGATGCTAATGATTTTAGATTGCCTAATTTAACTGGTGGTAATATATTGCAGTATGGTTCTGGTGAAGTTTACAGTAGCACGCAAGCATGGTACTTAACTGGAAGTCAAACTGATACTTCTGGTGCTAATTTATCTGCTATCGCCACAAACTATATTATTAAAACGACCTCAATCGAAACAGGTATATTCACCGGTGCACCTAACCAAGTTTCGGAAGGGTTGCCCCATTCAGGAACTACTTATTCAACAACAGATTCGGATGGAAATGCGCAAATTTTAAGCTCAGCAGGATTTTTAACACTAGCTTTATCTGGTAGTACGCGAAATAATGGCGCTACTTTTGATAGATATGCAATACCAATTTTTAACTACTAACATATACCATGGCTTCAATTGAAATATTAGAAAACACTCTCTTAAAACTACTAGTACGTAGAGGTACCAACGAAGATAGAAAGAATATCACCTTAGATGAAGGTGAATTAGGATATGCTTCTGATACTACGCGGTTGTTTATAGGAGACGGTACTACTGTTGGAGGTAATTTAATAGGTAACAAATTTTTAGGTAGTAATTCTGTAATTACTCTTAACACTGGTGAGATAAATGATCTGGCTTTCGATAATGATCATAATACGCTGCAGCGTATTAAGCAAAACGACGGATCAAGTGCTAGTGACTGGGAAACTATATCAAATCTAGTTAGCTCTGGTGACGGGACAATACAAATAGATTCTACTCAACGTATTATTGTAGGTACTCTATCTGCTGGTAATTTTTCTGCAGACTCGCTAGGAAATAGTATTGAGCTTGACACAAGTAATAGAATAGCATTGAGCAGTAGTATTAGTATCGATGAGATTAAACAACGTACAATTGATGCTACTAGCTACTTAACTCTACCTTCAAAGCTTAAAATTAGTTCTATTAATTATGATTTTCCTTCAATAGCTGCATCTACAAATAACAGCTTTCTTGTATCTAATACTAATAATGAATTATCATGGAGCTTACCTCCAGTTATAACAAGTACCGTACCTACAACTACTGCAAATCAAATACCTGCAGGTACAATAGTACCTTTTGTAACAGGAGCTGATTATATACCTTACGGTTGGTTGAAATGTGATGGATCAGAGGTATTAGGTACAGATTATCCTGATTTATCCGGGGTTATAAGTACACGATATGGAGGAACGGTATCAAGTTTCAATCTACCCGACTTTACTAATGGTGCATTGTATGGTACAAATGTGGATGACCCGTTTTTATCTACAAAATATAGCATAGCTTCAGGTCATAGTACTAATACGAACGAGCTTTCTGCGTTTGGTACTACGTTTATCATAAAAGCCTTCCAGGATAGCGTACAAGCTCCTACTATTAACTTTAGTACACCATTATCTGCGACCTTAAATGGGGTTAATATTACCGATACTACAACAGAATTCTTAAGCGGTACGATAGAAGTTGGATTATCCGGTTTTAAGGAAGATAATTGCATATATAAAACTGTTTATCTTGATGAACCTGTAATACTTGCTGACAACATAAGCTTAGATAGTGGTATGACGGCATGGCAAACATTTGATCTAAGTAATATTGGACCTGCAAATATAAAAGCAATCTTTGGTGTAATAAGACCTGGGCAGATGTCGAGCGCAAATGGATATGAACAAATTATATACAGTACATATGATAACACAACTGCTCCAGAGGGTAGTACAAAGAAATTTATGTTAGCGAGGCATAAAGGTCCTAATAAGAGAAATGATATGCACACAGCAGGATTTTCTGCTAGGGTTGATAGGGCTAATAATAATATTTACCTGGCTAGAGCCGGTAGGAACCGTGACATATACATTGAAATACATGGATATAGTGTTTAACTGCTGTAAATATCTTTATGGAAGAGTTAATAGTTGAGGGTCTTGATTACGAAGACTTTGTCAATTTAAAAGAATATCTACTTAAATTATCGTTTAATGTAGATGAATTAGAAGAATTAGTAAAAGTAAAAGACATTATAGGTAAGCTCGATCAGATAATTGACGCGTTTAATTAGTTCTACAGTATAAATATGTATAATGGCCTTACCATCCGACATTCTTCTACCATCTGATGCAAGATATTATCAGTTTGTAGAGACAGATTTAAGTTATAACTCAAATTATGATATAGTATGGTCATTACAGTTTAAATTACCTGGTGATAATGTATACAATAGTAACTACGAGTATGCTTTTGGCACTTTTTTAACTTCTTTAACAGGAGAATTATCAGCCTTACCAGGTCAGTATGTTGGAGATTCGGACCCTCTACTAGTTTCTGGGCAAACTCAAATATTAACAGATCAAATACCTGCTTCTGCAATTACAACAGAGGGAGAAATAGATATAGTAGTAGATTCTACTACTTTAAGCGGTCAGCTTTTAAAGGTAGTGTTTGATAGTACAGGATTATATGGATTATCCGGTAGAAACGGTAGAAGTGGTGTTGGAGAACATCAAATTAAGAAAAATAGCATTTGTATTCGTGATTATTTTCACGATTTAGTGTATTATGAGTATTTATCAGCCTTTTCACCTACATTTTCGCTTACTTCAGATGAATTTCAAACATTAAGGGTTAGATATGCTAATTTAGGTACTAAAATCTCTATAGATAAGAAGATAGATACAAAATATCAAACTTTAACCACTATAGAATTACCATTCAGACTAAAATCATTTAATAATCTTAATAATATCTACGTTGGTTATTCATTTTGTACACCTATTTCTACACAAAATACCGCATTATCTGTTGGTGACTTTCTTCTTAAGAATGCTCATATAGAAGGATTAGAGACTACAGAAGTTTTAACACAAACGATTACTTCAGCACCGTTAAGCTTTAATCCAAATACATCATTTACAACCGTATCCAATATCACTGCTTTACCAGTGTAGATTTTAAAATAAGATAAAGTAAATAGTAGAGTGAGTAAGCTGACTATCGGACTAGCCGTGTACGATGATTATGATGGTGCATTTTTTACACTACAATCACTTAGAATGTACCATTCCGAGGTAATGAATAGAGTTGAGTTTGTTGTTATAAATAACAATCCTACAAGTGATCATGGAAAAGCTCTTAAACATATAGTTGATACAATAACTGAACCAAAAACCTATCTAGAGTATACAAAGTATAGTAGTCCTTTTATAAAAGGTAAAATTTTTGATATAGCAGAAACGGAGTATGTATTAGTTATGGATAGTCATGTTTTGTTAGAACCAGGCTCCCTTAAAAAGTTACTCGATTACTACGACAAAGGTCTTGATAACGGTAATTTATTACAAGGACCTCTTTTGTATGATGATTTATACAATGTATCTACTCATTTCGATTTTTCTTCTAAAGAATGGAGTGGTTATATGTGGGGAGCATGGGCTACCGATAAGAGAGGAACTAAATCATCTAGTAAGCCGTTCACTGTACCTGGAAATGGTATGGGTCTATTTAGCTGTAGAAAGGATGCTTGGTTAGGCTTCAATAAGAGTATGAGAGGCTTTGGTGGTGAAGAGGGTTATATACATGAAAAGTATAAACTTGAAGGTAAAGAAACTATATGCTTACCATTTCTAAGATGGAATCACCGATTTGCCAAGCCTAGTGGTACTCCTTATAAGCTTGATATAAAACAAAGATTTAGAAACTATATGATTGCTTTTAAAGAGATAGGAAAAGATACGCAAGAAGTAATTGATAACTTTAAGAAAGTCGTCCCTGCAAATTATATAAAGGAAGTTAAGAAGGAATTAAATATTGCCTAACTTAGCTTCAACTTTTAGGTCTTGATAAAGAGAAGGGAATCTCTCTTCAACATATTTATGAAATGCGAGAGGCTTAACCCAATCGTTATTATTCATATTAACACCCTTCTCTTCTAGTTTATCTGCTACTTTACCTACACCTTCGATAAGACAAGCCCATCTTACAAATTCATCGAACTGCATTACTTTTGTCGTACCGTCTTTAAGATTAAAAGTAAATGTCTTCTCGTATTTTTCGTTATTATTCATACTATTATTATATGATAGTTCCTTTCACTCTAATACTATCTCATCACCGAAAAAAAGAATATTATATTATTCTTCCGTATCGTCTTTATCTTCGTACGATTTACCAAGATTTAAAGGCTCTGTAGTTAAAATAACTCTAACAGTTGGTATAAGTTTATACTCATTATTGCAAACCGGACATTTAGCAATAACACTATCTTCGCTCACTACAACTATTTCGTTAAATCTATAACCTCCGCATGGACATGCAACATTACATGTGCTTATATCTACAAATTCATTTATTTCGCTTTCTAAGGCTAATATACGTGCTTTACTCCGTGAAAGTGATTGGTATATAGAGGGAACAATTAACTGTATAACAGTTGTAACAAGAAACGCTTCTACAAACCCGAAAATATTTTGAAACGAATAACCTATTAAGCTTGAAATTAAAAATACAATGAAGATCGAAAAAAGTATTTTCATATACTAATTTTAGCCAAATCTTCTGGTATATCAAGTATTATTTTATTAATTTCATCTATCTTCTCTTTTATACTATCTATAGCCCCGTAATTAACTTCATTATTACCTTGAGCTATTTCTAGAGAAGCTCGTACTTGTGTAAGAGACACAAAAGCATTGCCAAGTGATTGTTTAACTGTATCCAAATCATATGGTAAGATAGGTGGAGCCTTTTGCAGCTTCTCATCTTCTTTATATTTGTTCATTTGACTAGTAGGGTCTAAATCTTTTGAAAATTGCTTATCTGCAATGCCCATACTATAAGGATAATAACCGTTATTCACTTAAATTATTTATGTTAGAGCATAAATAATTACATGACAAAATTCGAAAATAGATTTTTCAAGACTCTTAAAGAGGCCACAGAGGACGAAAAGGCATTTGATGCGGAGTTGGATGATGACACTGCTGCCGAAGATTTTGATACAGATTTAGAGGTCGATGAGGTTGCTGTTGAAGAAGATCCTGCTGTTCAAGCTGCTAAAGCTCAATCAGCTGCTGCAGAGCAAATGAGAACCGAGCTCACTGGTTGGATATCTGAAATGGATAAGTTTTTAAATTATCTTAATGGTGAACAAGATTCTATACAAACAGCATTAGCTCAATCTGAATCAGATACTATTTTTGATAGAATGAAACAATCTGAACAACGCAAAATTGCACGTGTAGCTACTGAGTTAGCTTCATTAGCAGAGTCGTTTAGAGGTTATTTAGCTCAGACTGAAAACCCATCCTTTAGACACGTTTAAAAGCGTTATTAAATTTTTTAATTTCAGTCATTTTAACAATACCTTCCAATTCTCGGAAGGTATTTTTTTGTATCCAATCCCAACCGATCTCATCCTTGTTAGCTGCTATAGCCATATCGTTAAAATCCTTAAACTTTCTACCTAACGTCTCCGGCCATATAAACACGGTCTCTCCTTGTTTAAGTAACGCTTCTGACTTTATCATTGATGCTCTATCACCCCACTGAGAATCAAGCATCCACACTTTATCATACCATTTCAATGTAGAGTCTAACTGCTCTTGCTGACGCGCGGTAAACGATCTACCACGTTCAGTAATTCCTGCAACTGCTACTGAATTACGTACAAAAAAAGCATCAATAGGGCCTTCAAAAATATAAACCTTATCGTGATTACTAGAAACTTTATTAATATTAAATAACGTCTTCTCGGCTCCTACTTTACCTAGATACTTCGGCTTTGTTTTTAAATCAGACGTTTTTACGGTTCGAGTTTGGTAAAACTCTATCTCATTATGCTCGTTTATAAACGGTATTGTAATTCTATTCTTATGAACCTTATCGGTCAATGAAACGTATAGATTATCAGGTTTATTTACTGCAGTATCAAGTCTTCTCGATCTAATAATGTGGTTACATGCTCTAACAACTGCATTACTACTATAAAAGTCTTGCTGCATTTTATCTGATAAGTTAATACTATCAGAAGGTAAAGTTGATACTTTAATTACCGGTTTATCGCTACTTGTTTCACTTATTAATGAATCAACATCTGGGGTAAAGTCCCGTAACTCAGTTATAATCTCTGTATCAGAAGAGCCAGTTACTTCTTTTATCCATCTATACGGTTTAGACGACCAACCGCAGTTATGGCAAAATACGTTATCGTTTTTAGGTACGTAGTAACACCTACGTTTTGAATTAAACGATTTACCCTCTCTGCAGATTGGGCATGCACATTGATAGACGTTATTAAACTTATTAAAAATAGGTCGATGACCTACTTCATAAAATTTAAGAACAACAAAATCTTCAGGCAATCTCATCCTAATAAAAATTGTAGCTTATTAGAAAGAATAAACAACGAGTACCATTGCTCTTTCTTCTTAAGAATGTTTTTAAAATCTCTTTCTTCGCATTCTGCTACAAAACTACTCCAATCAACCTCAATACTTACATCTAATTGATCTTGATAGTACTCCTTTTCTTTATCATGAGACATAACTTCACGTAAGTCGAAGACTTTCATATTTCTAGTAAAGATATTCTCTTGCTCTTCAGTAAGGGTAAACTCACCATCTAACCACTTACGTACTTTCGCTTTACCGAAGCGTGGTACTCCAGGGACATTATCAGACTTATCACCTAGAAGACATTTAGCATTTAACCATTCCTCTTTCGTATAGCCTGTATCAGCTTCGAACGTCTCTATAACAAACTCTCGCTTGCGTATAGGGTCAAAAAGAATAGTATCTTTATTAATTAACTGTAAAAAGTCCCTATCAACTGATACTATTACCTTCTTACCTTCAAAAGACTTACAAATATAAGCTACTATATCATCGGCTTCACGCTCTCTTGGAAAGATAGATGTTATTCCTATATTTCTCAACATAGTCTTGATGACTTCGTTCTGTTGATGAGGTGAACTATCCTTCGATCTATTACCTTTATATTCTGAAAGTTCTTCTTTACGTATATTTTGCTGATACTCTACCTTTTCATCCCATACAACTATAGTCTTTGTGGGTTTAAAGCGGTTAATATATGAGTAGATAGCATTTAAAGTAAAATAAATATGAAAATTAGCTATTTGTAAGGGATCCTCTATACCTGTACGCTTGGATTGTGTTTTAGCGGTCCAAAATGTTCTATGAACTAGATTATTCCCATCAATTATTAGTGTTTTCATTCTTTACATATTGTGATTTAACTACCTTAAAAACATCTTTAGATAATAATTCTACGTAACTTATTATATCAGTGTTCCTTCCGTGCTCGAACGCGTCGATAGGAACTTTTACATTCTTCATATCCGGTACCGCTAAACAATTAACAGTATCTTTACCTAAGTCAACAACAATAAACATTTGACCTGCATGGTCACCATGATTAACTGCAAAGGTATCTCTTTTGTTTATACTTTGCTTTTTAAACATTACATTCTACCTACTTCAGTAGCAAAATATGATATAAGCATAGATCTTAAAGCTTCATCTTGTTGTATAGTCTGCGTACTTTTAATAGTTACAGGCTTACCATCTATATCATACGCTAAAAGAATAAAACTATCGAGATGCTCTTCAAGATAACCAGCTACGCTGTTAATTAAATTAGCTCTTGTCTTAAATGTCTTTTTTTGATTTATATTTAACTTTAAAGCTTCTTCAATCAACTCACGTAGCTCTTCATCTTGTGAATCTTGAGAGTCTTGGTCACTCATAAGAATATTTATTCTGAAGGGGCGCGTTGATCACGTTGACTAGCTCCATTACTTAGAAGTCGGTTAACAATAACCTCAATCGAATCAGTCTTTAAACTAAATCCCGGTTTAAAGTTAACATTACCATCATCAAAAGTAAAAAGATACTCGTTATAAAACGGCTTATTCTCAAAACAGGTTATATATATTGAAGCTCCGCCTGGATCAATTAGCACAGTCCATCTTCTCGGGTCACTCTCACTATACTTATTAAAGATCTTCCAAGTTTCGAATCCTGAATCTTTTAATCTCTTTACGAAGTAACTAGCTGTCTTAAGTTTATTTTTAATCTGTTTATTATTCATTGCGTTAGGGACGATAAAACGTATTTTAATCTAATATTATTAAGAGAACTATTGAAAATGGCAACTCCATACTGCGTATTAATATTAACATCAAACGTATTGCCAATATTAGTTAGTAGGCGTATATTATCAAAATTGATTGGAGTAGGTTTAAGATCAAACTTCACCTTATCAATAGATAGCGTAAAGTTATCAGTATTATGTCTAGCCCTATCAGTCAGCTCCGCCATTAGGTTGTCGTTTTCTGTATAGAAATAAATTTTATTCGTATTAGATGCAAACGTACTACCTTTAAAGACTTGCGTTAAGACCTGTTTAGTAAGATTAAAACTTACATCATAATCAAAAGAGTTAATCTTATCTAAATTAATACTTGGTTCTGTTAAGAACCCTTCATCAAACAAATGGTACTTAAACTTAATACCGTTACCGCTATATTCAATATTATTAGAATTAATATCAAACGTTAGCTCCTTACTATTAATAGTATCAACTACTCTTGATAGTTTTTTAATATCTGGAATATTAATTGTATCTTCAAAGTCGCATTCCGTATCATACTGCGCGTGTAAAATAAGAGTATTATCAACACTAGCAACAAGACTGCTAATACCGTCTTTTTTTATTCTTAAGATACAGCTCTCGTTTATTTTTGATAAAGCGTCTAAGAACTTTAAAAACTCATCCCGGTTTCTTACTTGTAGCTTTCTTTTTTGCTGGTCTACCATTTTCCTTCTCTAAGAGTAATTTAATATCTTTCAAAAGCAAGTTTGTTTTCTTACTAGCTTCTAATAACTCATCCATTACGCTACGCTCTTTAAGATCGAACGTTAACTGATTTGGATCTTGAACCTGTTCACTAACTATAGGTTGCTGTACTATTTGATCAGTCTGAGCTAATTCTTTTACAGCCTGCTCATAATCAACTGGCGCCTGAGCAACAGGTGGAGGTTGTACCTGCGGTTCTGGTTGTCGAGGAGGCGCTTGTCGACGTGCTAAATCCTGTTGCGTAGGCTGCTTAGCCATTTGTGCAAAAGCTTGCTTCATTTCTTCTGACTTAGGTTGCAAATTACCAGATTGGTTAACAAGCATTGAGTCTTGTTTTTTAACCTCACCGTAGGTCTGCCCCATAAACTGCATTACCATACGTTTTTCCTCTTCAGTCATATTAAAGGTCCTTTAGTAAGTCATCAATATCAGATTCTGTAGTATCTTCTTCTGTTGCAACAGCTACTACAGGCTCTGTAACGGTATTAGTAACAGGTTGAGTATTAACCGCTACAACCTCTTCTTCTTCTACTTTACAGTAGTAGTGTTCGTTAAGCATTTGCTTGAGCTCATCATATGACTTAAGAGTAAATACTTCTTCGAGATTAAAGACATTATCATACAGCTTCTTTTGCTCGTCTTCAGATACCTCAATCTTACCTGCTGTAGTAAATCTAGAGGAAACGTAGGTAGGATAACCTCCTTGATCTTCTACCTTAATCTTAAGACTAACACCTTCCGGTCCAAGATCAAAGATACGCGGTCCGAACTCTTCTGCGTCCTCACCCTCAATAGCTTCGGTAATAATTTTATGCAGCTGCTTACCATAGCGAAGCATCTTAACCTTACCGTTATTATCAGGCTTAGTAGGATCGTCAATAACATACACGTTAACGAGCCACTTCTCAAGCCGCTTGACAGCTTGCATACGCTCTTTCTCTTCTTCGTTACCTGTACGAAGAACCTTATATCTCTCTTCCGCAATCGGGTCTCGCTCACCAAACGTCTGCGGGCTCAAATTCTGGACATATTGCCCAGTAGCATAAGAAACCCAGCCGTGGTTATAAT